TCTACAAGTCCTGGTGGTGGTAGTCCTGAGTTTATTGGTCACGGAACTGAGTATGTAGCGAAGAAAAATACTGGTGAGAGTTTTGTTATACCATTCAATAACTCTGCCACAAGAGCAATGCCTGGTTTAACTGAATCCAACATGATGACTGCTTCATCTCTTGGATTTGATATGCCACGTATATCTGATAAACAATTCTTCTTAGGTGGATTGTTTAAAGGTGCAGGTAATTTATTAACAGGTAAGACTTGGAGTGGTGGTAACAGAGGATCAGGTAGAACTGGTGGATTTGGATTAGGAACTTACGGTAGTGGTCGTCCAAGTGACGGTGGTAGTAGTAGCAGTAGCAGTAGTGGTGGAATCGGAAGCAGGATCATGCAGAATCTACCACAACTAGGTGCTTCTATCTTTGGTAACAAAGGAGGTGCTATTGGTAGCACTATACAAACTATATTTGGTGGTGGAGGTAGTGGTGAAGGTGGTAAAGCAACCTTCATGGATATTCTAAAAGGTGGTGTGAATATTGCAGGTCAGTTCATGGATCCAAGTAGTAAAGCATTTGGATGGATGAATACTGCAGGTGGTATTGCTAATCAGTTATTCGGTCCTGGTACTGAGGGCATGTCATTTGGTGAGCGTCTTGGAGCATTCGGTAAAGATTTCTTAGGTAAGTTTGCAGGTAACTTTGCAAATCAAGTAGGAGGACCTCTTGGTGGTATCTTACAGAATGTTATGGGTTCTGCTGATGGTGGAGGTGCTGCTCAAGCATTAGGTAATGTTCTTGGTGCTTCTCAAACAGGTGGTGGTAAAGGTGCAGATCAAAAACTTGTAGGTGGTGGAAAACAAGCAGTAGTTGAGGCAGGTCGTGGGTTCTTGAACCAAGGATACACAGTCTTTAATCATCCTAACTTTAAAAATAATAGATGGAGAAAAGGACCTCCTAATAGATCAGGATATGATGCAGCAGGTAGACAAAGAAATGGTAGAGGTGGTCTCTACAAGAAAGGATTAGCATTTGATGTTGCTTGGTTCGGTAAGGGTAATAAAGATGCTCAGAACCAGAACGTTGCTAACATGGCGTACGCTAATAGAGCAGGGTTAAAGTTAACATCTATTGTTGGTAACAACTGGGGTAAATGGACATTTGGTGGTGATAAGAAAGCACCTGGTTCATTTGGTGTAAAGAATAAAATTCAAATGGGATTTGGTGACAGTCAGGTAGCAGGTAGCGGTGCTATTGGTATGTCAGGAAGTGAGTTAGAAAGAATGAAGAAAGTTATCATCAAACAGACTGGTGGTGATTCAGATGCAATGGCAGTTGCTGCTAGAAGTATCTTTAATCAAGCTGGCAATCTGTCTGGAAAACGTAGTTCATCTATGAGTGATATACTTGATTCTATTGGTGTTGATGAAAGTGGTATCTACAATCCTGCAATGTTGAACAAGGCTGAGAAGTCATTGATAGGTGCGACAAATGATACTTGGTTGAGTGGTATGATCACGGGTAAAGGTTTCTCTGATCCTCAAGCAATGGCATTGATGAACTCTACCAAATTTGGAAAGAGTTTATACTCTAGTGATTCAAGTGCATCTAATGTTAAATTTGGTAGCACAGTATTCAGTACTGAAGGTAATAAGTTCTTCAATGATTACATGAAGAACACTGATCTAGGAGTTGCAGATGGTAAGAATCCATTCTTCCCTAGTAGAAAAGAAACTGATACTAAGAAGAATAAACGTGGATCAGCATTCGCAGCATCGAAAGCATCAACCACACAGTATAGTCCATCTACAACCTCTGCAAGTTCTGGTAACACTGGTACTGGTAGTATATTAGGAGGTCCTACAAACTCTGGTGGACAAGCAAAAGGTGGAGCAAATCAAGTTCAAGAAAGAAAAGAAGCATATGCTTTGAAGAAGGTATATAGTGATAGAAGTTATGCTAGAGAACAGATAAGTGAAAGAACAAGGAGACTTGTTGCAGAAACTATGGCTGCTGTTGAAGCACACAACTCTTCAGTAAGAGCAAACGTTGCTGCTGCAACTTCTGCTATTGAAAACCTCAAGAGAGGTGGTGGAGGAATGCAAGGTCTTGCAGGATCTAAAGCATCATTGAGTGCTGCTAACCTACAGAGTAACTTTAACATCGCGAAATTCTAATGGCAATAAAAAGAAATAATGTAGGAGAAATGGAATTTCGTCTTAGTCTTTTCAGAGACGGAAAACGTTTGTCAAATAAAGAAGGAGCATTCAACTTGTACAATTTCTGTAGAGGTTGGGAGATACGTGAACGTCTTGATAGTTCTACAGTAGAGGCATCATTTGTTTTTGAAGACTCTGCAGGTATTGTTAACATGATGACAGGACATGAAGAGTTGAAACTACAAGTTATAACTTCTATTGTTGATAGAACTTATAATTTTAGAATCTATTGTGTTCACTCACGTTCTAGAACTAATCCATCTAACGATGTGTTCATGGTTGAGGCAGTTTCTACTGAGTTTATTACTAATGAATCAGTCAATGTCTTTGGTCAGTCAGAAGTAATATTTAAAGGTGATATAGAAGCAAGTTCAATAGTACAAAATCTTTTAACTAACTCTAGGTATCTTAATAGTAAGAAGAAAATATTTGTTGAGGAGACTATTAATAATCAAAAATTTACTGCACCTAATTGGAGACCTCTTGATACAATCTATTGGTTAGCACAAAGAAGTGTAAGAAAATCTAGGAAGGGTGGCATACTACAGAATGGATTTGTATTCTATGAAAATGGTTTAGGTTATCATTTCAGATCTATTGATGGATTGATTGATGATATTAATGATCAAACATTTGATAAGAAAACTAATAAACTTACAGGTAAACCAAGATGCTACAAGTATCACTATAGTCCTAAGAAAGTTGATAATACTGGTGCTGATGCTTTTGCTATTAGTGGTGTTACATTTCCAAGAGAGAAACATCTATTAGAACTCATGAGAGATGGTAGTTACTCAGGTTACTCAGTTGGATTTGATCCTGTAACTTTAGGTTCATCTAAGATGGGTATGAGTACAGAACTAACAACTGATGATCCTACTTACCAATTAGATTCTATATGGGATAAGATGTCTCACTTAGATGGAAAGAAAACTGTTAACCCATTGACTCAATTAGATCCTATGGTTCATAAGATGATTGGTAAACCAAGAAGAATAAGGTATTCTTTCTTACCTAATCAAACATTTGATCCTAAGTTTATCAATAATCCTCAAGCAAACTATCAAGAGTTGATAGATTTACAAGCATATCAATTTATGAGATTAGAATCACTCAAGAACATTCAACTCAAGATAACAATACCAGGTAATCTAGACTTGTATGTGGGTGGTGGAATAGATGTTATCATCCCTGCTAACTTTAAATCTGGTAGACAAACACCATTAGACAGGAAATATAGTGGTAGATATTTGATATCGTCAGTAAAACATAACACTACAGGAACTATTCTTTATACCGAACTAGACTTACTCAAGGACTCTGTGTTAAGATAAATAATAGTATAGTACAGGAGTTAGCTATGATTACCGAAGAATTTAAAGGTATCGGAGAAAATCCTCAAGCGAAAAGGACTCATGACCTAGATCACGAAGTTTATCTTGATCCTAAAGATGGAAAAGAGCATATCAATCATGGTATGTTAGAGTATAAAAAGTCTGAACTTGAAGAAGTTCATGCAGATTATGAAGAGTATCACAAAAATGATGTGGTAGATCCTAATGAAGGAAGGATAAATGACTGGCATACAAGACATGAAGATAAGCATTTAGAAATCTATTGCGACAATCATCCAGACGCATTTGAGTGTAGAGTATACGACGATTAGATATTATTTTTGTAATGGAGTCAATTTTTGATGAGTATCTGTTAGGTCATTGGCATAACAGAGCACAAGCACAATCTAATCCTCATATCTTTGCTCAGACAGAGATTATCTGGGCAAAGGAAGGGGATTGGTATACCTCTAAGAATTTTTATAGAGTAGATGGTCCTCATAAACCATACCGTAATAAAAAACATAAGATACAAGTAGCAGATAAAAATTACGTAATTATGCAGAATTTTAGGCTTGATGGAACAAGACATCAAGAATGTGATATGCATTTTACATTTTGTGATGACTATTGGATTGGTAAACTAGACGGTACAAAATGTAAAGGTGAGAAAGGATACACAGTAGAATCTATGATTAATCTCTATGGAGACAAATTATTCTCAAGAGACAGAGGATTTAATCAGAAGGGTGAGAAAGTCTGGGGTAGTGATGAAATTTATAAGTTCGTCCGTATATAATTCAACTTTTAATTACCAAAATACCGCAAAAAAAATTCGGGGGGTTTTTTCGCGTGTAAGGTTTTTAGTATCGAATATTACACAAATCCAAAGAAAATCTAAAGAACCTCGCGTTTGTGTTGATTTGCATATAAAATAGTAGAAGATATTTCAAACATAATATGAGTGGTGACAAAGCACATTACGAACAACCAATAGTTTTTTATTCCGAATACATGACTGAAACCAAGAGAGTGTTAATTCAGTTACATGAGGAAGAGGAAGAGATAGTAATAGAGAAACCTTGGAGAAATGGCAGTCCACTAAGGGAATAAATAACTAAAAAACTGCTTAAAAATGAAGCTAGTTGACGGTATACAGAACGAAAATGCATCAGGGTTTGTCGGTAAGGACGGTTTCTTTTGGTGGGTTGGAGAAGTAGAAGATAATGAAGATCCTATGGAACTTGGTAGGGTCAAAGTTCGTGTGCTTGGATATTATACTAATCCTCAAGGTGCTACTATAGCAGATCTTCCAACAGACTCCTTACCTTGGGCAACAGTATTACAACATACATCACAAACTGGTAATGATGGTCAAGGTGAATCTGCAGGACAGTTGCAGACTGGTGCTATTGTTATGGGATTTTTCATGGATGGTGAAACTGCCCAAATGCCTATAGTAATAGGTGTGATGAGAGTTAAGAAATCAGAAGATACAAGAAAGAATCAGTCACTCGCATTTACAGATCAATTCCCTGAGTGGGGTACAGCACCCAACTCTGCTGCTATACATCCTGCAGACAAAAATACTAATAAACCATCAGCATTAAGACAAAGCACTCATAACAGTGTTGCATATCCTGGTCAAACTACCACTCAAGTAGGTGGAGATGGATCACCGAAGAATATTGGTATTGAAATTCACGGTAGTTCATTCAACCCTATTAAACCTTTAGACCCCACACACCCATTTCCTACTGCTAATGGTGTTGGAGGTCCTTGGAAGAGTTTAGAGTATAAAATGTCTTATTTGATAGAGGATTTGGCACATACTACCTCTAGTCTTGTTAAAATTACAGATGGCAAATATTTGGATATAGTTGTAGGTAAATATGTAAAAACAGAAGATTTGACTGTAAAAGTAGATAATTTCTTGACAGTTGTATACTCTCAAGTGATTTCTGCTATGCGTCAAGCAACATCTACACTAGCAACTAGTTTACAGGTAGAAGCGTTGCAATCAGATGCTACTGGAATACCATTTGCATCTTACAACAGCATTCATGAGGCAGCAGAGACTATATTAAAGTCATTATGCGTTATTGATGCTAATATTGAAACTTACAAGAAAGAACCTTTAGATGTAGTTACTAACTATATTTCAGCATGCTTATCTAACATGCAAACAAAAGAAGAACTAGTAAAACATACAGTTGACGCAGTTGTAAAAACTATTGTTGATGAATCTACTAAAATCATTAAAAATCTAAGTGATGTAGTAACTTCTGTTAAAACTAAGGTAGAAGCAACAAATGGATATAATATTATTACTGAATGGGAGAAAGGAAGTGGTATATTTGAGTTAAGGTCTGATTTATTCAATCAAACTAGTACAAACTTAACTGGTTTGATGAAAATACTATTAAAATTCCGTTCTAGTAGTTGTAATAGAATTACTGGTGGTAAAGATTTAGTTGGTTGGTTTCCTTTGTTTGGATGCACTCGTTTAACTGGAAAAGATTTAGATTCTATCAATGCAGTAAGAGGTGATGACTTGTTTGGATCTATGTTTAAAGAAGCAGATCCAAATATGACTACTGCTACAAATTATATTAGTGGAGGTTATGAATTACATCTAGGAACACCAGGTCGTAAGGCAGATATTAGTAAAAGAGCAAATGGAACAACTCATACCTCTCTTACCTTTAATAATGCACATCTCTATGAAAAACAGATAAGAGATCAATTAAGAAAAGCAGTTGATTATGACTCATTATCAGATGAAGTTATAGAGGCAAAAGTCCTTGAATATATCAATGAATCTACTAAACAAGAAGGTGATACTGGTTCTTTAGTAGCAGATCACATATCATATGCAGGAACTTTAACCCAAGAAGTTCATGGTGATGACTGTAAAATCGTAAATAAAGATTATGTTCGTAATATTGAAGGTGACTATCTATTAAAAATAACTGGTAACTGCCATATTGAAGTAGGAGGAGGTTTTTACTTAGGTGCTGAGGGAGGAACTCACAAACATGGTCTTAGGTTTGGTTCTGATGTTGATATGAATGTTGTTGGATCTAAATTTGAACTACAAGGATCGGAATGTCTGTTAGGATCAG